GAGAAAGTGATTGAGGCGTGGGAAGGACCCTACTACGACTTGGCCGCCCACCGCTGCGGGTCGATTGAGTTCGTGGGTGGTATGCGTGTGGCAATCGATGCCCTCCGCGAAGCACTGGCGGAGGAGGAGCCGGACGTTGTCCAAGCGGCGGTTCTGGCCGAGCGTGAGGCTTGTGCGCGGACTGTTGATGGACTGATTAGGTCTGGCCCGGTGTCGGAAGTGCAGCAACGGTGTAACTGGGCGTACGCGCAAGCCAGAGACGCCATTCGAGCGAGGGGTGAGGCATGAGTGACTTGAGAGCAGCAGCGCAGATGGCACTAAGCGCGCCGGAGCCGGTGGCGTGGATGGTTTACACACTAGATGGCGAGTCCGTTTGCGTCACAGACAACCCTGCCAACTTTACTTCTGAGCATCGTGCGCTGCCCCTGTACACCGCCCCACCGCAGCGCAAGCCGCTGACGGATGACGAGATTTTAGATTTGTATTTTGATGGGTTCAGCATCAGCGAACTAATAGGTTTCGCCCGCGCCATCGAGCGGGCGCACGGGATAGGGAGTGGCAAGCCATCCTGCACCGTCACCTACGTTTGTCCGGTGTGCGCTGCCAGTTTGGAGAGGCAGGAATGAAAACCTGCCGCACCTGTGCAGTGACCATGCCTGCCGACGCATACCGTGGCACCCGCAGCATGTGTCGCGAATGCGAAAACGCTCGGAGTCGCGAGTGGTACGCAGCGCAAACCGTCAAGCCGTACCAGCGCGAGGACATGAAAGCGTATTACCGCGAGTGGTATGCGGCCAATGCTGAGTCGGTGAAGGCACGCGCCGGCGAGTGGACAAAGGCGCACCCAACCGAACGCGCTACCGTATGCCGAGAAAACATGCGTCGCGACCGTGACAGGCTTGGAGACCGATATGTGCGCCGGATGCTGGCGCAAGAGATCGGCGTCCGCAGTGCCGACATTCCGCAGCCGTTGGTGGAAGCGCAGCGCGAACTACTCAAAATCAAGAGGTATATCCGTGAACACAGCGTCTGAATTGCGCGAAGAACTCGCGCAGGTATTTGCCGAACTGCGGGCTGGTCAGATTAAGTCCAGCGATGCAGCCGAATTGGCCAATCTGGCCGGGAAGATGATTGCCAGCGCGAAAGTGCAGGTGGAATATGCCGCGCTGCGCGCAGTCGTACCAGTCATTGAGTTTTTGAAAGATGACAGCGAGGGGTGAAGCATGAACCGCACAAACGTGAGGATTACTGGGTTAGGAACGAACTGCGGTGGTGTTTTCCGCATGAGCGAGGGGTAAATGATGGCCGAGCGCAGGAAGGCGACCGACTCCATCCCCGCTCTGAAGAACTGGGGCGGGATCCGCTCGGTGCAGCAGCGGCTGGGGCGGTCTGCCACGCTCGAGCACAACCGGGAGGCTGTAGCTACAGAGCTGCTCTGCATGGCCACCACCAAGATCACCGACATCCTGACCTGGGACGAGAACGGCAACGTGCGCATCAAGGCCGCCGCGCAGATCCCCGAGCAGGCCATCCGGGCGATCAAGAACGTCCGCGTGCGCACCAGGGTCGACAAGGAGGGCAACGCCACCAGCGAGCTCGACATCGAGCTGCACGACAAGGTGCAGGTGTTGCGCCTGCTGGCCAAGGCGTCTGGCCTGCTGGACGCCGAGGAGAACGCCGAGCGCCCGAGCGTGATCGGAATCAACCTCAAGGCGCCCGACGTGGTCGACATCCCGATCGAGGAGGAAGAGCGTGTCCGACGCGACTAGCCCGGTGACCGGGCTGAACCTGGACTTCTCGCAGTCCGCGACGACCTGGCAGTTCTTGCAGGACCGCAGCTTCGTGCGCGGCATCCGCGGGCCGGTTGGCTCGGGGAAGTCTTACGCCTGCGCTGCGGAGATCATGCTCAAGGCCGTGCAGCAGAAGCCCTCCCCCATCGACGGCATCAAGTACTCGAGGTTCGTCATCGTGCGCAACTCGTATCCTGAGCTGAAGACGACCACGATCAAGACCTGGTTGGATCTGTTCCCCGAGAACGTCTGGGGGTCGATGCTGTGGACGCCGCCCATCACGCACCACCTGCGCCTGCCGGCGCGTGGCGATGCGGCCGGCATCGACTGCGAGGTCATCTTTCTGGCGCTTGACCAGCCCAAGGACGTGCGCAAGCTGCTGTCGCTCGAGCTCACCGGCGCCTGGGTGAACGAGGCCCGCGAGTTGCCAAAGGCGGTCATCGACGGCCTGACCCACCGGGTCGGACGCTACCCCACGAAGCGCGACGGGTCGCCGACTTGGTACGGCATATGGATGGACACCAACTCGATGGACGACGATCACTGGTGGCACCGGGTGGCCGTCAAGGATCCCATCAAGGGCAGGTTCGCCTGGCGATTCTTCGATCAGCCCGGCGGCGTGGTGGAGGTGACGGCCGATCAGCTGCCCGAGTTCCCAGAGGCCAACGGTTGCATCTTCAGCGCCGGCAAGTGGTGGCGCGTCAACCCCAAGGCCGAGAATCTCAGCAACCTGCCGGCCGGGTATTACGAGCAGATGCTCGGCGGCAAGTCGCTGGATTGGATCCACTGCTACGCGGGCAACAAGTACGTCTACGTCCAAGAGGGCCGGCCGGTCTGGCCCGAGTATGACGACGTCTCGATGTCGACCGAGGGGCTGGCCGCAGATCCGCAGGTGCCGATCCAGGTCGGCCTCGACTTCGGCCTCACGCCGGCCGCAGTCATCGGCCAGAAGCTGCCCAACGGGCGCTGGCAGATCCTGCATGAGATCGTCACGTTTGACATGGGCCTGCAGCGATTCGGCGAGCTGCTGCTTTCCGAGCTAAATGCGCGCTACCCCCGCCACCAGATCATGCTCTGGGGCGACCCGGCGGGCATGGCGCGAGACGCGATCTACGAGGTGACCGCGTTCGACTACCTTCGCACGCTCGGGCTGAAGGCGCAGCCGACCGCCAGCAACGACTTCAAGGTGCGGCGCGAGTCAAGTGCGGCGCCGATGCAGCGGCTGATCCAGGGCAAGCCGGGCCTGATGGTCGACCGCAGCTGCAAGCTGGTGCGCAAGGCATTGTCCGGCGGCTATCACTTCAAGCGGGTGTCGGTCGGCGCTGGGCAGGAACGGTTCCGCGACGCGCCCAACAAGAACGAGCACTCGCACGTCGGCGACGCCTTCGGCTACCTGCTGCTAGGCGGCGGCGAGCACAAGCGCATGACCCGGCACGACACCTACAACCACGGCCCCAACCTGGCGCCGGTGGTTGCTAAGGCCGATTTTGATGTGTTCGATATCTGACCGATACCGAACGCTTGCATTGCGCGCCGCCTGTGTACAATAATCTATAGAGCCGTTTGAGTGCTGTCGAGGTTGCGGTGATTACCTACAGCGTCGAGTCGATGGATGAGTGTCTTGAGGATATGCGCCACCTGTGGTTGGTGCACTGGGAAGAGATTGAGCTCGACAAGGACAAGATTGCGCTGGAGCCTGACATCGACACCTTCCGGCAGATTGAGGATGTTGGAGGGTTGCACATCGTTGTGGCGCGTGACGAAGCTGACCAGGCGGTCGGGTATCACGTCAGTTTGGTCCGCCCTCACCTGCACTACCGGTCAAGCCTGACCGCCTACGTCGATCTTTACTTTATCCACCCGGACCATCGCCGCGGTCGGGTCGGACTCAATCTGTTTTTGTATGCCGAGCAGACGCTGCGCGAGCTGGGGGTGCAGAGGATCTACACCGCGACCGCGCTGCACAAGGACATGGGGCGCCTGCTTGAGTTCATGGGCCACAGGGAATTCGAGCGGCACTACAGCAAAATGATCGGAGATTGAAATGGCACAGGTAGCGCCCTTTATCGCCGCAGCAGCAGAGGTAGCGCCCTTTATCGGCGCAGCGGCCACAGTCTATTCGGCCAGCAAAACCGCTAACGCAGCAAAAAAGTTCCGCCGCCAGGCTGAAGAGCAGGCGACTCAAGCGCGTGACCAGGCGCAGCGGGAGTTTGACCAACAGCGGGATTTCCACGCGGAGCAAGCCGCCGCGCAGCAGCGTGAATTCGACTTGCACAGAAATGCCTTCGCTGCGCAAGAGGCTGCGCGTCAGCAGCAGCTTGAGCAGGTGCGCCTGCAGACCGATGCGATGCAGCGCGACTTCACGCAGCAGGAAAACTTCTTCAAATCGCAACAGGACTATTTCAACCAGCAGCTGACCCTGCAAGAGCAATCCGTTGCGGCGCAACGCATCCAGGGCGAGGCGGCCCGCCTGGCGCTTGAGCAGCAGTCCAAACAATACATCGAGCAGCGCGCAGAACTCGAGGCCAGGGCCAAGGAGCAAGCCGACGCGCTGGCCGCGGAGCGTCAGCGAGTTGCAGAGCAGGAATCCTCTCGGGCACGCGCTCGCCGTCGAAGCGGCCCCGGTTCTTTGCTGTCTGATGCCCGACTCAACCCCGAGATGGGCGTGCTTGGGCAGGGCCAGGGCGCGATGTTGGGCAACAGCATGGGCGTGCCTGTTTGACGATGGCCACCACGCGCAACCGCAAAAAGCAGAGGCTTGACCAAGACCTGGTCCGCTATCAGGCCGCCCTTGCGGATGCGCAGGCTCGCTACGATTCGGTCGCGGCGCCAAAGCGCAAGCAGTACGACCTGGACGTGGCTGCGCATCAGGACACCGTTGCGCGGATGAGAAGCGACTATGAATCGCAGCTGCAAGCCTACAGCGTGCGCGTTTCCGAGTATCAATCAGCCCAGCAGGCCAACGCCGCGCAGCGGCAAGCCGCGCTTGATGCCTATCAGATTGAGATGCAGGACTTCACCCGGCGCCGCTCCGACCACGAGGCGGAGGTGCTGCGAATGATGGAGTCATATGGGGCGCAGCTGACAGCGCAGCAGACCGCGTATGCGAACCAGATGGAAGACTACAACAGGGCCTATGACCAGTACCAGCAAGGGTTGCGTGCATACGACCAATGGGAAGAAGGCTACCTGCGCGATCTGCAGGGCAGGCCGTTGCAGTTCACAGGAGTACGCACGCCAAGCGGACAGCTGCAGCTTTCCCTTAATGGGCCAATCAACGTCGTGCGCTCCCAGTCCGACGCGATGTACGTCAGCAATGACCTGGCATACAGCATGACGAATATGGGACGCGGTGCTCGCGCACTCGATGTGACGCTCAACGATGAGGCTCAGTTTGTTGAAACCAGTTCGATGTATCTTCCGGCAGGTCGCGGCGGACCCGCCCATTATAATGTCACCGGCTATGTAAAGCAGCGCCTGCCAGACGGGTCGTTTGTCGACCAGATGCCGGATGCGTACACGACGACCACGCGCCCCACATTTTCGGCTCAGGCGCCGACCCGCCCCGCACTTACCAATTTCCCGGTTTTGCCGGAGGCGCCTGTGGCGCCAACCAGCCCAAGATTGCCCGCGCTTGAATTGCAGATGCCCTCGGCGCCAACAATGGCCGCTTTGCCGCCGGCCCCCTCTCTGCCTGATTTTTCCGTTGAGGATGGTGTTCTGAAGGAGGAAACGGCAAGAGAGACCGAGCTGTTCGACCGAAGGGTTGCCGAGCGCAAGGCCGGTCGGCGCCGGGCGCGCAGCTCTGGCGGCACCAGGCCGATGATCTCGGCCGAGCAGCTCCGCGCAGCGCAACAACCCAGCCTGTCAGAAGGTCAGTCGCTGGGCGGCACCGGATTTCTGGGGAGCAACTGATGGGCGAGTACGCGGACGCGCCGGGCGGCAAGCGCCTCAAGCCGGAGGAAATCCTCAAGCGGCATGAGATGGCGCAGAAGAAGAAAGACGAGTTCCAGCAGCTCTATCAAGACGCCTACGAGTTCGCGCTGCCACAGCGCCAGCTGTACGGCATCTGGGAAGGCGGTGCGACCGGCTCGAAGAAGATGCAGCGGGTCTACGACTCAACCGCCATCAACAGCACGCAGCGGTTTGCCAACCGTCTGCAGAGCGTGGTGTTCCCGCCGCAGCGAAAATGGTGCCGCCTTGAGCCCGGCTCAGACATCCCGGGCGATCACCGCGACCAGGCGCAGGCCATCCTTGACGCTTATCTGGACAAGATGTTCGCGGTGCTGAAGCAGTCCAACTTCGACATTGCGATGGGCGAGTTCCTCCTTGATCTCAGCGTGGGCACGGCCTGCATGATGGTGCAGCCGGGTGACGACGTGAGCCCGATCAACTTCATCCCGGTGCCGCTGTTCCTGGTGACCTACGAAGAGGGCGCGAACGGCCAGGTCGACAACGTCTACCGCCGGATGCGCATGAAGGGGGAAAGCGTCGTGCGCCAGTGGCCGGACGCCAAGATCCCCGACGAGATGCAGCGGCGCATCGATCACAAGCCAACCGACGACGTTGAGCTCGTCGAGGCCTGCATCTACGATCACGGGCGCGGCGACTATTGCTACCACGTCATCGACAAGGTCTCGAAGCAGGAGATCGTCTACCGGCGTCGCAACAGCTCGCCGTGGGTCATCTCGCGGTACATGAAGGTCGCGGGGGAAATCTACGGTCGAGGCCCGCTGATGACCGCGCTGCCGGACATCAAGACGCTGAACAAGACGATCGAGCTGCTGCTCAAAAACGCGAGCCTGGCGGTGGCCGGCGTCTACACGGCGGCAGACGACGGCGTGCTCAACCCCAACACGGTCAAGATCGTGCCGGGCGCGATCATTCCGGTGGCGCGCAACGGCGGCCCGCAAGGCCCGAGCCTGACCGCCCTGCCCCGCGCCGGAGACTTCAACGTCACCCAGCTTGTGATCAACGACCTGCGCGCCAACGTCAAGCGCATCCTGCTCGACGAGTCGCTGCCCCCTGACAACATGAGCGCACGCTCCGCGACCGAGATTGTCGAGCGCATGAAGGAGCTGGCCCAGAACCTGGGCAGCGCCTTCGGCCGCCTGATCAACGAGACGATGATCCCGGTGGTCACCAAGATCCTCGAGGTGATGAACGAGCGAGGCCTCATCGACCTGCCGCTGCGCGTCAACGGCCTCGAGGTGAAGGTGACCCCGGTGGCCCCGCTGGCAATGGCGCAGAACATGGAGGAGATCAACTCGGTCATGCAATACGCGCAGATTGTGCAGGCCTTCGGGCCGGAGGGCGCGATGGCGCTCAAGGCCGGCGCGGTGGTCGACTATTTGGGCGACAAGTTCGGGGTGCCGGCCGCGGTGCGCAACTCTGCCGCGGAGCGCGCCTTCATGCTCGACCAGCAGCGTCAGCAGCAGGAAGCTGCGATGGCGATGCAGATGGCGGCTGTCAACCAGCCGCAGATGACCCCAGAAGATCAGCAGCTGCTGGAGGCATTGCGAAATGCGGGATGAGATTGCACGCGCCGTTGCGCAACGTGCGCTTGAGCTAGCGAGGTCCGCGGCGTCTCAGCGAGGCGAGAAGGGTGATCGCGGCGAGCGAGGCGAGAAGGGAGATCCCGGCCAGATCGTCATGACCAATGTGCCGGTGGGCGGCCCCCCCGGCAAGCAGGGCGAGCGCGGCCCCCCTGGGCCTATCGGCCCTGCGGGTCCAAAGGGTAATGCCGGAGACACCGGCCCGCCTGGGCTCACTGGACCCAGCGGCCGTGTTGGCGACCCAGGCCGGCCAGGCGCCGCCGGCCCCCCCGGCCCCCCCGGCAAGCGCGGCGAGCGTGGTCCCACCGGGCCACAGGGTCCGCAGGGTGAGCGCGGCCCGATCCCCAAGCATGAGGTCAAAGGCCTCATGTTGCGGTTTGAAACCGAGCCTGGTCAGTGGGGCAAGTGGATTGTCATGCCGATCGGCGGCGGTGGCGGCGGCCGGGATGACAAGCTGACTGACCGGCAGGCAGAA